CTGCCTTTTTGGCGTCTTTCTCTGCCTTTTTGGCGTCTTTCTCTGCCTTTTTGGCGTCTTTCTCTGCCTTTTTGGCGTCTTTCTCTGCCTTTTTGGCGGCGATCGCTTCAGTTTTTGCGAGTTTTTCATCTACCTTACGTTGTTTTTCTAATTCTTTTTTTGCCTTCGCCGCCACCCCCGCTTCCTTTTTTTCCGCCGCAAGGCGTGCTTTTTCTAGTTTTACCGCTTCCTTTTCCGCCTTCGCCGCCGCCGCCGCTTCCTTTTTATCCGCCGCCAGGCGTGTTTTTTCTAGTTTTGCTGCTTCCTTTTCCGCCTTCGCCGCCACCCCCGCTTCCTTTTTTTCCGCCGCGAGGCGTGCTTTTTCCGCCTTCACCGCTGCCGCCGCTTCCATTTTTTCTAGTTTTGCCTGCTTTTTCGCAGCGGCCAATGCAAGTTTATCGATTCCTCCAGTACATTCAGTTAGTTCACGTCCCGCTTCAAAAGTAGCGGGCATGGTAACGGTGTGTTCAGTGGTAATAGACATTTTTGCTTTGGTTGTTATGTGAGATGATGTGAACGAAAAGTCTGAAAAATTTTTCAATTTATGAAAAAAGGGCATTTTTTCATAAGTTTAAGATACGTATTTCGGTTTTCATACCTCAAAATAGGATCCATTTTCGTATCGTTTGTTTCCCGCCAAGTCAGTAGCGATAAGGCATGGGTCAGGATAAGGTAACGTACCTTCAAGTTTCCATCGGTGTATATCTTGGGGTGCAATTCCAAATTCACCGAGTATTTGTGTACGATATGTGGTGAGGTAATGCTTTCCCGCATCTACGCTTATATAGTATTGTTGACGCCATTGCGTTCCATGATTCATTAACCCTGTATCAGGTAAATGACTCCAATGGAATACCGAAAGTGTTTTTGGAATGGGTGTTCGTAGGTCCATGTGTATGTGTTATATATCAATGAACTAACTACTTATTGAATCAATTTATGGTTACCATTGATAATCGTGATAAATAGCAACCTGTTTTCCTAAATAGCTTTCCATGTCGTTTAACACTAATTCAGGTTTAGATACATATATATTTTCGTTTCCTTGAGTTTTCATTATTTCTTGATTTTTTCTTTTTTCAAATCCGCTTACTGGATGTTCGTGATGCCAAGTAAGCAATACATAAGGATCAATTACATTTGTAAAAATGTCATTTTGAAAATCTGGATATGTCATGGCCATATACATGCAAGCGCGAGCAATTTTACCGCGATAGAATGGTCGGGGGTAATAATATCGTTTTTTGTTGGATTTTAAACATATACCAATATGGTTAAATGGTCCGGTATACATACATTTCTCGCCATTTTGTCCGAGTATAAAGGTGGTATCATCTAATACTAGTTCATTAGAATAGCGATAATTTGATCGGTGACTATTTAAAAGTACCGGATATAACATAAGATTGTGCATATCGCGAGACATTTCAGGTACCTTTTTTTTAAATAAACTTTGTGGAACGATATGTTCCAGGGATACGTTTTTGGGATGCATTACATGATACATTTCTAAAAACAACGGTCTTATTTGTTTGTAAGGTACATATTGAAATGCGCAAACACAGCTTAAAAGGAGCGGTGTAAAAAAAAATGATTTCATAAGATACAGATATAGATATATCCTAAATGAAATAATAGAAAAAAGATAATTCTTGTAAAAATAGAATTCATCCCCAAAAAATGGGGATGAAAATAGAAAAATCGTGTTTTTGTGGCAAAAAAAAGGATGATATAAAAGGACTTTTAAAAAAGGTTTTTTTGAAAAAAAAAATAATGTAGGTAATTTATACCGGGTAAATTATTTGTGCATACCTACATTAGCATCTATGAACAATTAACTCTTTTTTTTTAAGAGAGTATACTATTCATATATAAATAATATGAATAATATGGATTACATGCCGAATTGACTAAAGTCATTGAGAACAGGTTTGGGCATGGTAGGATAAGGACCACCTTGATATGATGGTACTTTTTTGCATTCAAACGCCGGTTCCGGGCATCGTGCGCAAGGAGCACATGGAGGACATGGTTTTGGTCGTGGACAGGATGCAGCATCCGGGCATTTAGGGCATACTGGAGGTACAATTTGTGATTTTAATATATATTCATCATTATTGCTTGGTGGTGGTGGTGATGGCGGCGGTGGTGGTGGCGGCGAAGGTTTTGGAGGTGGTGGTGCAGAAGATTCGTCAATAGGAATAGCAGTAGATGTAGGAACACCATTGGTATTGCTAGGTGGTGGATTACTATCGCTGTATGCGACTGAACTAGGAGTAGTGCTTACATAATCGTATGTGCTGTTATTTTGATTAGGCGATTCATTGTAACTATTTACTTCGTCAGCAGTTTCCATGGGTTCAACATCGTTATCATTTTCATATCCTTCTTTGCGATTGGTCATAAGTTCGTAGGTAGAAAATCCTAAACCAGATAGAAGTAAAGATATGATTAATATAAAAAAGATACCAAGTTTTCCTAGTTTCATATGTAATACACTTGGAAAAAAATTGAAATAAAAAAGTCTATACTCTTTAAAATGAATAATGACTACAAAATATGGATTAAGTACATGCTATCATTCCAATGATATCTACGAAATAGGTGTAGATGAAGCAGGAAGAGGACCGTTGTTTGGTCCCGTGTATACAGCAGCAGTGGTATTGCCTAAAGACAATAGTTTTAATCATGAGTTAATGCGTGATAGTAAAAAAATAACCTCTAAAAAGAAAATAAAAGAAATAGCTGAATATATCAAAGCAAACGCCATTGCATGGAGCATTCAATTTGAATCCGAACAAATGATTGATAAAATTAATATTCGCCAATGTGTACTCTCATCCATGCACAAATCCATTAAAGAGTGTATCCAGCAACTAAACACTCATCAAGTTCAATTGTTAATTGACGGAAATGATTTTAAACCCTATACCTATATAAAGAACGATCAAATAGAATATTGTCCACACGTTACTATTAAAGGTGGGGACAATTTGTATACAAGCATAGCCGCCGCATCTATTTTGGCTAAAACGGCTAGAGATGAATTTATACTAGAATTGTGCAATCAACACACCGAACTAGAAGAATATTACGGTATAGCGTGTAACAAAGGTTATGGGGCAAAAAGACATATGGATGGTATTCGTCTTCATGGAATAACACAGTGGCATCGTAAAACGTATGGAATTTGTAAAGAATATGTCTAAAGTTTGAATATATGGTTGATTCGTCCTTCGCGTAAATAAGATGCTTCATATTTTTTACAAATATTTGAATCACTTTTGTTAGAGCATAAAAGGACAATTAAGTGGGGATACATACCACGATGTATGGTATCAAAAAACCGATTCCAAGTAGGTTTATCATAAATTTGTATAGATACATCTTTGTGTGGTAGGATAGTTTGGTTGTGTATATTATCCAACATAATATCTATTTCATCTAATAGTAAAATAAAAGGTTTTTTTTGGGTTGGTGCAATATGCGAGTATAAATCTTCTAAATAAGATCCCGGTTTACTAGGCGTAAAGGTATCACATATAGAAGCATTTAACTCTTTCGCTAGGATATAGCATAACATGGTTTTACCTGTACCTATATCACCGTGAATATAACAGGATACTCTGTTTTCTTTTTTGTAAGTAGAAACAATGGTTTCACTAATTTCCTTTTGCTTAGCAGTAAATTCCTGTTGGACAGTAACGTCGCGAGAAGTGTATCGTATAAAACGATAATGACCGTATTGTATATAATAGTTAATAGAAGACTTATCATCGTCATCATCATCGTCGTCGTCTTTATCTATACTGCTAGTAGATAGTAAACTTGTAGTTTCCGTGGAATTACACGTAAGTAATTTTTTTCGCATAGATTCGTTTGCAAAGACAATAACGGTTTTTTCATAGTCATCTTCAGATATCCAGCACATATAGCAGGGAATAAACCAAGTTTTATTTCGGTGGATCACTAACCCGATAGGCTTGTTGTTTTCATCAAATTTAAAAGCAAGATTGTGTTTGTTGTTTTGAATAATACAGTTGACCTTTTCCTTGTTGTAGTATTTGTACTCTTTGATGTTAAAAAAATAGGATAGAAAAAACATTAGATAAGGATAAAAAAAAAGAAATACATTTGTAGAAGAGGATAAAAAAAACATGGTGGCTAAACATATATTATCGTTCATTATGCTATATTCAAGAAGTGTGTTTATTATCTTTATGCTATATCATAAATTGATCTAGCATAAGGAAATGAACCATAATGCATAAAGTATGCGTGTTCTAGTCTTTGATACCGAGACAACAGGTCTACTCCCCACGAAGTTTCCACGCATCGCATCGTCTCTAACCAAATTTCCACATATCGTACAACTAAGTTATTTAATTTATGATACAGACACCCATAAAGTAGTACATGAACAAGATGATATTATTATGTTACCTCTAGACGTTGAAATGCCGGAACAATCCATGGCGGTCCATGGTATTTCTAAGCAATTGTGTACTAACCGTGGAATTCATATAGAAAGTGCCCTAGAGATCTTTGCTCTATATGTAAAACAGTGTAATTGTATTGTGGCTCATAATATTGACTTTGATATGACGATGATAGATGTGGAGTGCATGCGCACAAAAACGCCGTATCCGTTTACAAATGAAAAAATTTACTATTGTACCATGAATAAAACCAAAGACCTGTGTAATATAGTTCGCAAGTACCGAAATGTAGGACCAAATGGGCAGCCGCGTATGGAAAGTTATATTAAAAAACCAACACTAAATGAATTGCACGTTTATTTGTTTAAGCGTTCCCCAAAAGGTCTCCACGATTCCATGATAGATGTTAGGGTGTGTTTTCGTTGCTTCTTGAAAGTAGTTTATGGTATAGAGTATGAATATTCAACTAGTAAATTGGCGTTGGAGAAATAGGGTTAATCATAGTGTTTTAGATATTTTTTACTGTCTACAATAAGTAAAAGTATAGTGGATGATAGAGTAACACTAATACATATAACTCCCATATACCATTTTCTTAAATATTGATAGTATAATAACCCAAACATACCCATTGTCATTAGTAAATCACTTATTATAGTATATTTATTAGGAATATCTTTTTGTGTATTATAAATAATTAGTATAGTACTAACAGTAAAACATATATTAATAATAATGTATTGCATACATTGAAAAGTAGAATTCCATTTCCAACCATCTTGTTTCATTTATATATATACATACACAACTATAATAAATTATTACCCACTACACATTTCACACATAGCATGCTCTGTATAATCAGTTTGTTTACTTGGATCAATAGTAAATTGTTGCACTTGGTGTCGTGGTTTTCTGCGTAGATAATAGATACCCGTTTTCAATCCTTTTTTCCACGCATAAAAATGCATGGAGGTAAGTTGTTTATAATTTGGATCTTCCACCCAAAGATTCATACTCTGACTCTGACACACGTATTTTCCACGATCCGCCGCCATGTCTATTAAGTGACGCATAGGTATTTCCCATACTATCTTATAACGATCTTTGATTTCTTGAGGTATGCTATCTATGTGTTGTACGCTACCATGGTGTCCAATAATCCTATTTTTCATATCATCATTCCATAGTCCTATATCAATTAACTCTTTTACCAGATATTGGTTCACAATCATAAATTCGCCGGCAAGCGTACGTCTATTATAGATATTGCTTGTAATGGGTTCAAAACACTCATTATTACCTAAAATTTGCGATGTGGATGCCGTAGGCATAAGTGCGAGCAAAAGAGAATTACGAACCCCATATTGTTTCACGGATTCACGCAATGCCTCCCAATCATAGCGTCCGCTTTTTGGAGTTTCTTTCCACAGGTCAAATTGAAATAAACCTTGTGCAAGAGGAGAACCGTCAAAGGTAGAATAACTATCATGTTGTATTGCACTATCAACACTTTCTTCCATGGCGGCGTGATAAATGGTTTCAAAAATATCCTCATTGAGTTGTTTAGCTTCGTCGCTATAAAATGGTATTTTAAACTGCATAAACACGTCCGCAAGTCCTTGTACACCGATACCAATAGGTCGATGTTTTATGTTACTAATCTTGGTTTTATCAGTAGGATAAAAGTTAATATCAATAATCTTATTTAAATTCCTAGTTACCACTTTAGTTACCTCGTGAAGTCGTTCATGATTATACTCATAACCACACACTTGTTTTAGTTCGCTCCATCCGCCAATATATTGATCGTCAAAAAACACTTGCGGTACACTGTGAATGTATTTACCGAGTTCTTCACTGGCGGATGCATAAAACGTTTGTCGCATATCGTCATCGTCTAGTAATTCTTCGGTATATTCTAAATGAAAATCCCGTAATAATGCTTTTACCATTTTACAAAAGTTGCATTTCGTTTTACTATACACTTTAATGTTCGTAGGTTGTGGGACTTTTTTATGCTCCACGAACTGGGATAGGGCAATGCTAGCCAGATTACACACAGCGGTTTCATTTTTATCACTATATTCAATAATTTCCGCACAAAGATTACTAGATCGTATGGTACCAATATTTTGTTGATTAGATTTAAGATTTGCCGCGTCTTTAAATAGCAAATAGGGAGTTCCCGTTTCCATTTGCGCGTCTAATATTTTAAACCAAAGGTCTCGGGCGTTTACCTTTTTACTAGCCATATCATCGGATTCATATTGTAGATAAAGAGTTTCATAGTCTTTGCCGTATACTTGATTAAGATTAGGACAAATGGAGGGACAAAACAAGGACCATTCTTGATTAGCGTGTACTCTTTTCATAAATAGATCAGGAACCCATAGACCATAAAATAAATCGCGTGCCCGAGCATTTTCGTCACCGGTATTTTTCTTTAGATCCAACCAATCTTCTATATCCGGATGCTCTGGGGATAGATAAATTGCAAAACTACCGTTTCTACGCCCCCCTCCTTGATCTACATATCTAGCTGTTTCATTAAACGGTTTCAACATTGGAATGATACCGTTACTTGTTCCGTTTGTCCCATTAATTTTAGTTCCACGCGCTCTTATATTATGAATATGAAGTCCAATACCACCTGCCCATTTAGAGATAAGAGCACAATCTTTTAGTGTATCGTATATACCTTCAATAGAATCGTCTTGCATTCCTAATAAGTAACATGAACTAAGTTGAGGACGTTTTGTACCGGCGTTAAAAAGAGTAGGTGTTGCGTGTGTAAATTGTTTGGTAGACAATAAATCATACGTTTCTTTTACTAGAGTAAGATTATCATAGTGGATACCTATAGCAACGCGCAACCACATATATTGGGGTCGTTCCACGATTTTTCCATCACGGCGAAGAAGATAGGCGCGCTCAAGAGTTTTATATCCAAAATAGTCAATCGTATAATCACGATCATGCACAATCATCTTGTTATACTCCTCTTTATGAGTAGAAATACACTTTATAAATTGTTCAGACAATATGTGTTCACCGGATTGTAGTGTAAAATAATCAATAGCATCAGAAAATACGGGAAGCGTATTTTTATGAAGATTAGAGATAATAATTCTAGAACTTAATATTCCATAATTAGGATGTTTAGAAATTTGGGAAGCGCATAATTGTGCACTAATTTCATCAATTTTACGAGTCTCAATGCCGTCGTATAGTTGATCAATGATTTGAATCGCGAGTTCCGTATAATTCATGGAAAGATGTACTTCATTGCCTAATAGTTTAATTCGTTTAAGAATTTTATCAAACGACACTTCTACAGAATGACCAGACCGTTTCACCACATTCATATTTTCCATAATACAACTATTAAGTTTTAACATTAAGTATATTTTATTATTATATTTATAAGAATGGATATAAGTTTTTTTATAGTAAGATGTATCACTAATACTAGTAATGCGTATTATTGGAGAGTATCTTACGATAGAATTCACACTCTATATCCTGATGCTCAAATTTTTCTAATAGACGACCATAGTTCTATAGATAACTATATATTACCATGTAGATATACGAAACAGATAATGTCTTTTTCTAATTATTCATCATCACAATTATTAGAATATGGAAATATTTATCCTGATCTAAAACATATTAACGGTAATGTTAAAAAATTATATCTTCATTGGAAAAGTTATGGATGTAAAGAAGGTAGAAATATGCCAGGAACCATGGATAATGGTGATATCATGGATAATCCTGTTAAAAGTATTTGGGAAGAATTACCAAATCTAACTTATGTAAAAAGTGAATTTAAAGGAAGGGGTGAGATCTTGGGTTATTATTATTTTCATAAAATACGCCCGACCACTAAAGCAATTATTTTACACGATTCTGTATTTATAAATGAACTTATACGCTACAATAACCATAATCCATGTGAATTTTTATGGCGATTTTCACCAGAAACCTGTATCAATAAGGGATCAGGGAAAGATCGCATAAATACAATTGATATTATATCTGTATTGCAAACATTAGATAGTTTTTCACCTAACGATGGTAATTCTCTACAAGAATATTTTAAAACTGACGAATGGCATGGTTGTTTTGGTATCATGAGTGTAATAGATTGGTCTTTTTTGGAGACATTAGATAATAAATATAACTTTTTTGATGTATTACTAGCGTCTATCACTACGCGTTATAAACGTCAATGTCTGGAACGAATCTTTGGGATAGTTGTCTGTCACGAATTAAAAGTTATTAATGTTTTATATGGAAATATTCGTAGTTATTGTACATGGGGGTTAACCTTTCAACTAGATATGTTAAGTAAGGATACACTACGCCATAAACTTCCTATCACAAAAGTCTGGACAGGGCGCTAGTACACTTTTTATCTCGTGATATATATATATATATATGGCGAGAACACGAAGATATAACAAACATAAAGCAAAAAAACATACTCGGCGGATGCGTCGTAAAGTCAAAAAGCATTCTCGCAGAATGCGTCGTAAGTCATCCTTTAGGAAAACAAAACACAAAAAAAAACGTGGAGGGGCGCCGGGGGAGGAGGAGGAGGCGGCGGATGACCCTCCTCCTCCCGATGGTGCTTGGCAGATGGTGCACCAGGACCCCGCGAACAAAAAAGGTAAGCGGGTCTTCTGCGAGGGAAAGCTGGGGACTATTACTGATGCTAAAGATGATAGTATGGGTAGTTACTGCAAGATTCAATATGATAATGGAACAACAACCAACAAAAATGCTAATGATGGATATCTTCGATTCGCGAATGCATCCGGCATGAGCAATCCTACCAT